GGATTTCAACCAAGTATTCGAGCAACAAGTGGAGCATCTGACAAAGATGGCTTTACAGAAGGGCTGGATTGCTTACGCGAAACAAAGAGCGCAGGAACTTGAAAACGACCCGTCAGGGTTGTGGGTTGGGTTGGTTGAAGCGGTAAGAGAACGAGTAAATGAACGTAAATGAAAGGCATATATGGAACTCGATACAAGAATTGAAACGACACGCAAGCGCAGATTTATCTACGTTGACGCACATGAAGGTGGTGTTTGGCTAAACGTGGTGGTGGAAGCTGCTCGGTGTCACGTCAGCATGACCAAAGACCAGGCTAAAGACTTGATTGCTGCCTTGATTCGCATTGTTGACGCAGAGGAATCAAAATGAACGACTACGAAGATGATGACTATGTTTGTCCAGCCTGCAAAGGTTCTGGCGAAGGCAGATATGACGGTTCTACTTGCTACAAATGCAAAGGAACTGGTGGTTGGCCTAAACAGTACAGGGATGACGACTATGAGTAATTGGCCATTTCCAAGCTATCCACCTATCCCGTGGACTAAAGCACAAGAACAAGCGTATCAACAAGCGCAACGCGCACAACTGCCAGAGGCTCCGCTATGACCACGGTAACAACAAGCGTAGAGATCACTCCATCAATGATGGCCGAGGCTTTCTGGTCAATGGCAGACACGCAGCAAGTCGAGTTTTTTTCTGAACTTGCAAGGGTAATCAGAGAAGAAGAAAAAACAAACACAAGCGCATACGGACTTGGCGAGTTGCAATGGTGCTTCTTGACGCAATCGCTGAAGAAAAAAGAAAACAAACAGGCCAAAGATATGTTGATGACTATGGCATCGTTTTTGTACTGGCACACACTTGCATATAAGGATTCGTTATGAGTAAAAAAGCAATGGAGCTGGCGCTTGAGGCGTTGCGTAATTCTGTATTTGATGAACATACGGCAGATGAAACTTTTGAAGCCATGAAAGCCCTAGAAGAAGCACTAGCCAAGCAAGAGCAGGGTGAGCCTGTGGCGTGGCAATGGTTGACTACTGCACACTTTCGTAAAAAATTGCCAAAAGATGCAGAAAAAGGAGCATGGAATCCTCTGTACACCACACCACAAAAACGCACATGGGTTGGGCTTACGGATGAGGAAATTGAAGATTTGATGGATGTTGTAGACCACTATAACTTTCCAGAAGATTTGATTGTTTATACGCAAGCCAAACTCAAGGAGAAGAACACATGAACGAAGGCAAAGGTTGGAAACTTTGTTGTTTATGCGGAATTCAATTTCATAGTTATGTAAAAACAAGAAAATATTGTTCTCATAATTGTTATGTTAAAGATCAAAAAGAAAGAATTGTTGCAAATTCTTACTACGCATCAAAACAACCAAAAAACAGAAAAATTCTTGGAAGAAAATGTGTTTGTAAAGTTTGTAATATGCAATTCAGGAACTTGAATAAAACAAATTATTGTGAAAAACACAAATTACAAGCAAAAATTGCACAAGCAAGTCATGGCGGTAGAAAAAAAGATGAAAACAAAAAAATAACAAAAAAATGCTTGCATTGCAAAAATGAATTTAAACATTACAAAACAAGAAAACAAATTTATTGTTCTTATGATTGTCATATAGCAAGCGGTGGAGCTTGGAGAGCTGGTTTATCTGCAAAGGAAGCTACATTGAAATACGGAGCAAAAAAAGATGCAAATCACAATGAAGTCGTTGATGCTTTAAAAGAAGCGGGAGCTTCTGTAATTGATATGTCTCATGTTGGTAGAGGTTTTCCAGATTTAATTGTTGGTTTTAATTCTCAAACTTTGTTGATGGAAATAAAAAATCCAAAAACAAGTTACGGGAAAAAAGGACTCAACAAAAATCAACTTAAATGGCGAGAACAATGGATTGGTGGTACTTATTGCATTGTTGATTCAGTTGAATCAGCTTTAAAAATGATAGGAATCATATGAGCGCGTTAGACAAACAAGTTGATGGAAACCATTACAAAGACAAAGGCATCCAGCCAATTATTTACATCCATGCCAACAATCTTGGGTTTTGTGAAGCAAACGTAGTGAAGTACGTTACACGCTGGAAAGACAAAAATGGCATCAGGGACTTGGAAAAAGCCAAGCATTACCTTGAATTGCTGATTGAGTTGGAAAGCAAATGAAATACGACTTAATTGACCCGCAACAAGCCACAACGCTGATGCAAAGCCTGTGGCCAAAAGTAAAAACTGCACTAGCGGCAGGAAAAAAGCTGACGCTAGAAGTCAAAGACGCAAGCAAAAGCCGTGAACAAGAGGAAAAGTATCACGCCATCATTGGTGACATTGCCAAGCAATCAAGCCACTTAGGGTCTAAATGGGATGCAGAAAGTTGGAAACGTCTTCTTGTGTGGCAATTCTGCAAAGACAAACAGATTGACGCTGGAAAGATTGTTCCTAGCCTAGATATGACAGGTGTTGTGCAACTTGGGCAACAGACCCGCAAGTTCACCAAAGAACAGGCAAGCGAGTTTGTTGAGTTTTTGCTGGCTTGGTGTGCTGAGAATGGCGTAGAACTGAAAGAAACAATATGACACAAGATGAAATCATTGACAAGGACGAAGTCCTGAAGATGGCTAAACAAACCCAAATGCCGTTTTATTGGCGAACGGGGGAAATCACATATTTGGACAAACTTGTAGCCTTTGCCAAACTGGTAGCAGTAGCGGCAGCATCTAAAGAGCGTGAGGCGTGTGCAAAAGTGTGTGAGGACATTTCACCAAAAACGGAGCCAGTTGAATATGGCGACATTCGATGGGGTTGGAAATACAAGTGTCCATACGCCGCAGCTATCCGAGCCAGAGGTGAAGCATGAGAAAACGCTGTAAACGCAAGGTCTGGTCAACCAACATCAACCCTATTGCTCACGCAATCGCTGGCGCTGCCATTTCTGATGGTGCGGCTTTAGACAAATTACGCCTATGTGAACTGTCAGCAATTGACGCAATGATTAAGGGTGTTGGTACGCCTGAAGACTTTAGATGGCTTTGTGACGTGCTTAACATTGCTGAGTGCATGGCAAAAGACGGAATAGGCATTGAACTTTTGGAGATTTGTGAAAAAGCGCAAAAAGAACTGTTGGATGCCAAAGCCAGATATGACAAACACGGAAAATTGGGTTTGTCTGGTGAAGGCATCAAAGTCTTGCGTGAATTGCTTGAAATGCACGATTTGCAGCGCACAAGTGTTGCCAGGAGTATTTATGAAAACGCAATAAGAAAAACTGCAAACCGAATCAAGTCAAGATCAAGCGAAGTCGTGGAGATTACATGATTGCTAGACCAAAACAACAATACTTCAGAAGCCGCAAACACTTGATGAATGTGGCTTCGTTACCTTGCCAAAATTGCTATATTGAGGGTCAAACGCAAGCAGCGCACAGCAATTGGGTAGACCTTGGAGGCAAAGCAAGAGGGCTAAAGTCTTCTGACGAATACACGGCTGCGCTTTGCCAATCTTGTCACATGGAAATTGACTCGGGTGCTAGGCTTACAAAAGAACAACGCCGTGATTTATGGGTAATGGCATGGCAAAAAACTGTAAGCAAACTGAAAGCAATCGGAAAATGGCCTGATGAACTAAAATGAACCCGCTGAAGGTCAAGCCAAGACAATTTGCAGTTGCCACTTGGTCTGATTGGGGATTCTCGGTCGCCTTCAGCACTAACACGCATGAGGATTGGATTAGGTGTCAGAGGAAAGCGCGCCTCTCAAGGTGAAATTCAGTCCTCAGCCGTGTTGGGTGTTAAGCCAGCATTTGAGGATGTTGACGCAGGTAATTTTCTGGCTTTCTTGCCTGCCTCGTTGAAAACCGAATCATGCCCAACTTCATTTGTGACTAAAATGCACATAATCAGTTAGAAACCTAAAGGATTAGCATGAATAAAATAGACAATGGAAATGCCGTTAATTTAACCAATAAAGGCAGAGGCAGGCCCAAGGGAGCCATAAACAAAGCTACAAAGCACTTTAGAGACACGGTTAATAGCCTGCTAGAGAACAACGCAGACAACGTGGAAAAGTGGCTTAAAGAGGTTGCAGAGGGTGACATAGTTCACGACCGCAAGCCAGACCCTTACAAAGCATTGGACTTAATGGCGAAATTGGCAGAATACGCCGCGCCCAAGCTCGCTAGAACAGAACATATTGGCGACCCTGATGCGCCAGTTGTTACAAAAGTGGTTTTTGAATGGGAAAGTAAGTGACTCAAGTAAAAAGAATCACTATTCCATATAAACCACGGAATGTTTTTAAACCATTTCACGATAGGAGTGAGCGGTGGGCGTGTTTAGTTGCCCACCGCCGAAGATCGTGCTGGTAAAACTGTTTCATGTGTAAATGACCTAATTAAACGAGCATTGACCGAAGGAAAGTCTGACGGTCAGTATGCTTACATTTGTCCGTTTCTTAGTCAGGCTAAATCTGTGGCTTGGTTGTATTTGTTGCGTTTTACTGAAAACGTAAGGACAAAAGCAAATGCTTCTGAATTGTGGGTTGAGTTAATGACTGGTGCTCGCATCCGTCTTTTTGGCGCTGACAATGCCGATGCCTTGCGAGGTATGTATCTTGACGGAATAGTCTGTGATGAATATGCCGACATGAAGCCACGGGTTTGGGGTGAAGTTATCCGCCCTTTACTAGCTGATCGCCAAGGTTGGGCTGTGTTTATCGGTACGCCAAAGGGAAAGAACAACTTTTGGGATGTGTACGACAGCGCCAAACAGTCTCCAAATTGGCACGTCACAACCCTGAAAGCATCAGAAACTAAGCTATTGCCTGATTCTGAACTTGAAGATGCCAAGTCCATGATGAGTGACGATCAATATCTTCAAGAGTTTGAGTGCAGCTTTGAGGCGGCTATTCTTGGGGCTTACTACGGCAAGGAAATGAGAATTGCCGAGCAAGAAGGCAGGATTTCAGCCGTTCCGTATGACCGAAATGCGCCAGTTCACACGGCTTGGGATTTGGGCTATACCGATGACACATCAATTGTGTTCTTTCAGGTCATTGGCGGTGAGATTCACATCATTGACCATTTTGCAGGCTCAGGGTTAGCCATGGATGACTATATTTCTGTGGTTAAATCAAAGCATTACCGCTATGGTAAACATTGGCTTCCCCATGATGCTAGGGCTAAAACTTTGGCCTCTGGTGGTAAGTCAATTCAAGAAATGGCACAAAAAGAATTGGGGATAGCCAATGTCAGAATCGTACCTGATTTATCGTTGCAAGACGGGATACAAGCTGTCAGGGCATTATTTCCACGACTTTGGATGGACGCCGCAAAATGCAAAGAATACGGCCTGTTGGAGTCTTTGCGCCAGTATCAACGAGAATGGGACGATGACAAGAAACGTTATCGTGACCGTCCCCGTCACGATTGGACAAGCCATGGAGCCGATTCTGTCCGTTACATGGCAATAGCCTGGCGTGAGGAATATAAAGCTCCTGAGCCACCAAAGCCTAAGTTTTGGCATGAACAGACTTTGAACGAGATTTTTGAGTCAACGCCTATAAAAAGACACACTAGAATATGATATAGGCGTTAAAATGCGCTAACTTTTAGGAGTATCTATGGCCTATAACGCCGTGTACTGGAAAGA